TCTCTCAGCAGAATCTTCTGGACACACATCAAGTGTTGAATACTTCATAGCATGTGCTGTATTAACACTTAAAGCCCATTCAAGTACTGTTTCTCCCTCTGCAAATCTTTCTGGTTGCAAGACAACACCTTCCTCCCATCTATTTGCATCTTCTGCACTTACCACATCACCATCAACCCAAATCTTTCTTGTAACTTCCGCCATCACAGCACCTCCTCAAATTTAATCCTATGTTCTAGTAACACATCATCAACTAATGGAACATATGTATCCCAATGCATAAAAACAGTACTCCCCTTATTGCCAACAAGGTCAATTGTCGTTATGTCTGTAAGTCCAGATGAAACTGGAATCCTATATTTTAAGATATAAGCATTTTCCTGTGCTGTATGCAATTCAAATTGGCTTACTGGTATATGTAGACTCCCATTTATTACGGCTTCTTCCACAATGCCAACTGAATGACTAGTTACACGATTTAAAAACTCATCTAATATCGAATGTTGATTATCCATCTTAATAACTCCTATCTCCAAAGGGCTTATAAAAGGTAATTCCTCTAACCTCCACCCACCTAATCTATAGTTGCCCCTTAATCTAGTAGCCCCTATCTGCTCATTGACTGTTATATTTGCTGTAGTAAACGGATTGTTTATAAGTACTATATTAGCAGGTTTAATCTTGCCTATAGTGATTTGCAGTTCAGTAAACCACGCTTGATTAAGTGCTGCACTCTTTAAAGTCATCTCATACTTATCATAATCCACCTCAAGTGCCCAGTTGCCTACCCCTACTATGTTATCAAGTCTGTCTTTCAAAAAATTCAGTGTGTAGGGTGGGTTCATGCTAAATCTATTAAGTACCCTTTGTCTTCTAAATTCAAGGCTTTCTGATACGCTACTTGCAGTAATCCCAAGCAACTTTTCAAAGCGTTCAATCCCAAAAGTATCTGCAGTTAAGATAAATTGGTTTGTAAATACTTGAACCAAGTATGAATTCATCACTTGGCACATTGCCGTTTGAGCATTTGCAATTTCGTCCACCTCTAAAAAATCATCGTATATCTTTGGGAATAACTTGCGGACTTCAACAAAATCAACCATGTATATTCACCTCTCCTGCTTTTGGGATTTGTGACGCATTGTTACTTGTGATTAATTCAAAATCTGAATCCAAGCCATTTATTAACGTGTTTTGTACACTCACTACGCCATCAACAGATACAACAGCTGCATTTATTTTAGACTGGTACACTGTCACAAGATAGTTGTTAGATTCATCAGCAACACCCCACACCGCTCTCACCTCACCTATGTAGTTCCTTATAGCCTCTTTTACACTACTAAGTACCTGTGACAGTACAAAATTTGTGGCAAGAGTAATTGTAGTTTCCACATCTACAAGTATTTCATTAGCAGTAACAATTGAAACCTCATGACCTATAGGTGCAAGGCCTAAACCCCTAGCACTATCTTCTTGCTTGTCCACAGGACATATTAGTTCTTGTAGATAATCTATAAACTCTGCACTCACTGCGTTAAAATCCGAATCCACCACAACCAATTTCACTGTACCGCCACCATCCCAAACTGGATACACTTGTACTGCACCAACCCCACCTATCTCAAGCAACATCTCCCTATATTGAGCAACATTCCCACCAAATGGGCGCTCATTCACCCTTAACAGATATCTTTCCCTTAAAGAGCTATCAGACTCAATATCTTGCCCCGGAACTAAAGTTGTTGAAATTGTTGCAGCTTTTACTTGAGGTAAAAAATTAATTGTAATTAAATTCCCAAAATACTCGTTGCCTACAATACCAAGAGTTTCACACTGTAACTGGTATGCTCCTGAAACTTGTGCACCACCAAAATCCTTATAAGACTCAATTACTTTATATATAACAGGTGTTGTTGTCGATACAGTAGAAAACCTACTACCCACTGCAACTGCTACAGGATTCCCATCAGCATCTGCGAAATCTGCTCTTTTAACTGCTGCTGTTGCCTGAAACCGTTCTATCCCAAATTCAATAGCTCTATTCTCTAAATTATCTCCACTAGCAGTAAGAATATATGTTTCTTGATAATTCTGGTACAAATTCATAAAAAAATCAGCAATAGCATACGCACATGGAGCGGTTGTATCAAAGATAATACTCCCTTGACGTTTATCAACTTTATTTGAAATGCTATCAAGCATTAGTCGCTCTATATAAGCATATGTATGTTTTTGTAATTCACTTCCTACACTCACTCAATAACCTCCCTCTCAAAAGACACTAGACCATAAATGGTACTAATGCTCAATGCTATAACCATATGTTCCTTTAAAACTTCCATAATCTCAAAATTTAACAGCTTTATAACTCTCTCATCACACTTTAGTGCATCTTCGACTCTTGACCTTAATACACCTGTAACAAAATCCATGTCCTGACCAAGCAAGCTTTCAAACTCCACGCCATACTGGCTGTCATATATCGCCCATGCAAAACGTTCTGTGCTAAAGAGTTTTCTAATAGCTTGAACCATGGAATCAAGTCCATCAACACTCCCTATTATTCTTCTAGTATTGAAATTCAATCTATATGTAAAAGATGGTATCGGCTGAACGTCTATCATCTCTGTCAGTTGATTTTGATTAGCTATTGGTAGCATTTTATAAATCCCCCTCTCTACATATAACAAAGAAACTATTTCCTTTTTGGTGTCTAAGCATAACCACCTTATCACCTACACTAAGTCCCGCCCAAACTGTTCCAGTTGCAGTGCCTGTCCCCGTTCCAGTGCCCCCACTTGTAGTAACATTAACTGTAACAGGAAGTGATACCGTTTTTGGTCTGCACAAAGGAGATAATTTTAAGAATGTTTCTGATAATTCCGTTCTATCATCATTTTCCAGCCTTACCTTAAGCGGAGCTACAGTCACCACATTCGCAAATATCAAATCTGCAAGTTGATTCTCTGGTACATTTTGACCTTTAATAAACTGTACTAACTTTTCACCTGCCACTACACCACCTCCAAATCAACTTCCATCTCATGTTTATTTTTAGAAATCTTATGTGATACCCTACTCGCAAACGCAGCGTGCATCCGAGCAACGTTCTCTGTGGCAAGTCCTGCAATGCTAACCATAACACCAACACCTGCGGATAACTTAAAATCACCCAGACATGACATCTTAAGGGTTTTAGTCTTTCGATTATAAAGCTTGAGAAGTTGTTCCGCCTTTTCTTTGATTTGAGCCTCATTAACATCTTCATCCATCTTCTCAAAGTATTGCAGCCGTCCCCATTTACCGACATTGTCACCGTCCATCACAATATATTTATTTCTAACTTGCGCTTCCTTATTCTCTTGAACCAACTTAATATAGTTATATGTATCCCTATCTATTGAACTTGTAAAATTAAATCCCTTTAATAAACTCTCATCTCCAATTAAAATATTTGATAATAAGCCCTCAATATCTATAAGTTCCAGTACCCCTGCATTATCTCTAACCATTAAATATTTGTTAGTGTATACCAACACTTCATCTATAGCCCTTTGAATCATTGAATAAAGCGACTTGTTATCGTGAAGTATCGAAGATGTAGCAAGAGAACTGCCGTTTACAACTTTAAAGGGCAGTTCTTGTTCAGTACATATAGTTGTAAATATCTCATCTACCGTCTTATTTTCAAAAACATAAGTATCCATGTTGTTTAAATATCTAAGCCTATCATAACAGATGCATTGCAAAACCAATTTCTCATTTAATTTCTTTTCAAATAAATACCCATCAAATACTTTCAAACCCCCTACCTGCAAAGTAACATTACTACCCTCAAAAAATGTCTCTTTCAGTCCCGCTTGAAGTGTGAACGTTAACTTCCCTGGTTGGTCAAGTAGGGTTGTTTCTACTTGAATATCACTTACTATGGAACTTACATCAAATTGATTTTTAGATTCACTGTCGGCGATGAGCAATTTCAAAGTTTCTAATTTCGTCAATCTATCACCTCCACGCTGTCAGCAGTTACCCACCCTCGCCAGCCACCCTCCATGGTAGTTAGGTGGTATGGGTGGGAACGCCCCTCTTTAATAAAGTTCACTTTTCGTTGAGCACCCGATTCTGTTTGACCAGGTCCCCCACCAAAACTATCCTTATGCAATTGCCCATTTGCCATAACTGTACAGCCAATAGTAACCGCTTTAGGAATATTCTCCCTTGGAGGGGCTTCTGTAGGTGGTGCAGGAGTATCAGGCACTACAGTAGGTGGTGTATAAACCTTAGGAGCATAATCAACCCACTGTTGCAATTGCAGTGTGTAATACATATCCTCATCACCACCACTCCAAGAGTAGCCAAAGCTTTGTATTCCAACTTGAATATTTATATTTACGTTTAGACCTGTCACCACAATACGAATAGGTTCTTTAGACTCTCTAACATCTTTAATAAACTCAATAAAAGTTTCTGGATTGCCTAGGGAACTATTAGACACTATATAAGAACCACCACTTGCAGCTATAAATGACTTAATGGTCAGCCCTTGCAAACCCACCACATTTAAAACCGTAATATCACCTAAACCAACAATTGACTCTGTAGTGTTAGTCCCTGACCACTTAACAGAAAGTTCTTCAGGATTAACAGGCAACATTATTTTCTGTGAATTTCGCCACTCAAGATATATCTTTACATCAGCCATACTTACCCCCTATCAAGCGAACTACTATTTAGTTCCATTATTGTTTCTTCCAGTGCACCCATTAATTCATTTATATCTGCTGTTTCCCTAATATCACCAAAAGTTGCATTAACAACAGGTCTTAAGGTTGTATATCTATTGACGTAGTCTACTTTCGATATGTCTTTTAAATATTTCAAGTCTTCATCTGAAATTCCAACCTTATCAACGCTGTCAAGCTTTCCTCCATCAATTTTAGAACCACTGCCGCCTGAATCATAGTCCCTGCCTGAGTCAGGCATTCCACTATCTTCTGAACCTAAGAGTTTCTCAAGCAAATCCTCAACAGGAGACCCATCGTCATCTTCTGTGTACCCATCTTCTTTTTCTTGTGCTTCTCTCTGCCACTTTTCTATGTCTTCTTGAAGTTTTGCATCTCTTTCTGCTGCTTTATCAGCAGCCGCTTCTTTTGCGTCCTCTAAATCCGCCGCCCTATTTTGTCTTGCTGCCTCTTCTTCAAGAGCCGCGATAGTACCAAACGTCACTTGACTAATCGTATCAATTGACACTCCTGGTATCTCATTTAATGTTTCAATCATTTTATTAATGATATCAATAGCACCATTTGCCAAATCTTGTAAAATTTGCAGTGAGGTCACTTTAGCCCAACCAAAAGCATCAGCTATCCCATACCCAACAGTCATAAAGAATATAGGTATTTGATCAAAGAATGCTAATATAGAGTTCCAAATCTTTATAACACCTGCCCTAAAATCAATGTTCGTCTTCCACAATTTTATAAACCAAAGTGCTAATGCAACAATTATTGCTATCAATGCGATTATAAGAATTACTATCCATGTTATTGGGTTTGCAAGCATTGCAGCATTTAAACCCCATTGTGCAGCAGTCGCTGCTGCTGTTGCACTCGTGTCCGCTATTGTAGCTCCTGTTTTTAATGCTGTAATCGTAGCTGATGCCAACTCAAGACCTTTCTTAACCATTAATGCGACATTATATAACCCAATCGCAATCTTTATACCCCCATATAATGTGGCAATACCTATAAGTATAGGTTGGATAATATCCCAATTAGATGCTACCGATTCAAATAAACCAGCGACACTAACAGTAATATTCCATAACATTTCTCCAAGTGGTGCTAACGTGAAAATCACTTCACTTATCCAGCCACATATTGAGCTTAGTATAGTCGCAACACTATTAATAACACTGCCTAACACACCGCTAACACTTGAAGATACTTCCCCTAGTACACCACCAATACTTGAAAGTACGTTCCATATAGTAGTTCCAATTGGTACTAACTTACCAATAAACTCACCTATCCAAGTACCTGCTGATTTTAGTGCATTTTCAACAATAGGTCCAATTGCGACAAGATTTTCTTTTATAGCACCCAGACCAGCAGATTCTAAGCCACTGTCAATAGCCTCAATGAGTCCGATAACACCTCTTGTTCCTGCCGCTCTCATATTAGCAAATGTGGTAGCCCATGTGTTACCTGCCTTTTTAGCAGCACCAGATATACTAAGCACTCCGTTAGTTCCGTTTTCCATTGCATCAGTAATTGTACTAACAAAATCTGCTGACCCAATAGCCCCCTTTGATAGCTTGTCTTGAACTTCACCCACTGCTTGCCCTGTCGCCTGTGCATATATACCTACAGCATTTATACCAGCTCCAGTAAGTCTATCAAGTTGATTCATATCCACCCTACCTTTGGATACCATCTTGCCTATTGCATCAGTCACATTTTCCAATTGTCCACTCGTGCCATCTCCATAAAAGGCAACAGCATCAGACCAAACCTCAACTTGTTTTATTGCAGTTTTTAACCCCATACCTCTTGTAACAAAACCTTGAGTAGCTTTAGCAGCAGTATCAAGACCATAAGCGGTACCACTAGTAACAATTTTTAGTGACTCAAGTGCCGCCTCTGCCATCTGAGCATCACCAGTTAACACACCCATTGTACGGCTAAAGTTAGTCATAGTGTCCATTCTATCAAATGCCTTATTTACATCAATCAAACCGAGCTTACCTATAGTACTTTTTAAGATTCCAATTGCTTGATTAGCAACAATGATACCCTTTTCCCAACCTGAAAAACCTTTAAACACCGCATCTTGCTTTTTAGGAACTTCATCAACTTCATCACCTAGTTTCTTAACTTTTTCCTCCGCATCACTTATAGCTTTACTAAAACTCTCAAAAACTTTATCTGCGGATTCAACTGACTTAGTGACAGAATCAAAGGCTTTTTCTACAGCATCAGATGATTTACTTGCAGAATCAACTGACTTACTAACAGAATCAACTGACTTACTAGCAGAATTAGCTGACTTACTAGCAGAATCAAGGTTTTTTTCTACAAAATTAATTGCTTTTTCTGCACTGCTAAAGCCCTTTTGTAATTTCCCTGTAGCGTCACCTGAAACTTTTCCCAACCCATTAACTGCCTTACCCGCTGAATCAACTGATTTCTCCGCTAAGTCAACTGCATTTCCTACAGCACTAAAATCCGCTTGAAGTTCCCTTGCAGAATCTCCCGAAACTATACCTAAGTCACTAACTGCCCTTTCAGCAGAATCAACCGCCCTCTCAGTAGCATTCATCACATTCTCTACTGCACCAAAATCATTTAGAAGTTTACTTGCAGTACTACTCGAAACTTGGTCTAATCCAACCAGAGTGCTCACCGTTATTTCAAGAGAGCGAATCACAGCTTGTAACACTGGACTCATAGCATCTTGCAGTACTAAAGTATTTTCTATCTTCGCCATTATCTTCGCCCTCCCTTTCTTGATCTAGCCTTTGATTTAGCTGCCTCTCTTTTCTCTTCTTCGATACGCTCATGAATAAAAGCTTTTACAAGTGCCTTTTCATAAATATCTAATTCTTCATACTGCCTAGGAGTCCAATGCATTTTGTTGAAACAATAATATGCATACCAAGTATCTGCATCTTTCTCCTTTAAGAGTTTTTTGCATCTTCGTCAACCTCGCTTGTATCAGACCCAAAACCTGACAAAGCCGAAATCTCATCAGCCAAATCTACAATCTCTCCGGCCAAAAGAACCTTATCTAAAAATTGCTCTGGAGTTATACAACCAGCTTGCTTAACTAACTCACTATCCTTAAAATTAGGCTCTATACAGTGATTTAGAATAATCTTTTTGTGAAATAACCCAGTATCAAAGTTGATATTTTTCTTCTTAGCAATCGCCGTAGCCTCTTTTTGATATGCTGAAAACTGGCTACCTGTCATTGCTTTAATCTTAAACTTATGTCCTGCTTCTTTAAAACGCTTAGATAAATATATCTCCCTTGATACATCATCTACTGGATTCTCAATTAAAAATTGAGTAAGTGAAATTGACTTTGTGTTTATTTTTTCCATTATTAATTACCTCCTGTTGGTTGTGTAAAACTGTTAAGTATCTCAAAATCATCAAATGTAAAATCAAAATCTTCTTCTAATTCAGTGTTATCAACATCAATTTTAGCAAGCACAACGCTATCAATATTGCAGTTATAAAGCACGACAGTCTGATTGCCTATTGTTGATGTTGCATCCTCATTTTCAATTGTAACAGTAAAATATGTGTCTTTACCTGTTTTAGCATACTTTGCAGCCATTTCTCTAAATACAGATGAAACAAGGTATAAAGTCATTGACCCTGAACCAGTCCAACCTGTTGTTTTACTTTGGGTACTTCTTCTACCCAAGACGTTTATTTCCGACTTTTGCTTTTCAAAAGATGCATCTAGCTGTTTCACATAAGCACCATCTTCAATGTTTCCATTAATGTTAAACGTAACTTTTCCCTCTCGCCCAGAGATTATATCCCCAGCATGTAAAAATTGTGACATTTTAAATCCTCCCTATCTTAAGATACTAGTACAGTCATGTACATTTTTTCCATTGCATCAACAGCTTGAATTGCAACATTTACAATTACCGATTCAATATCATTACCTGGCAAAACCTCAACATCTGTTACAGCATCAAAATTTTGAATTGCACCAAGGCCTTCTAACGTTTTCAAATAATGGATAACATCACCCTTAAAAAGTGACCTACCTGAATCATTATTGTTAACTTTGCCAATATAACTGTTTTCAAACAATGCTGTTATTTGAGTTGCTAAATCATCAAGACATCTAATTACCCTATTTTTAGAGAATATATAAGTCCTCTCCTCACTAAAGTTATGCAATGTGTTTATGTCTTTCTCAATTACAACTTGACCATCTTGACGTGTTGAAAATACTAGTTTCCCAGTTCCCAAAGCATCAATTATATCTTCAGCATCTTTAGGATTTATAATACTTGTAGCTCCCTCTATCAAGGCATAAGTATTAGAAATATTTACATTAGCACCTGCTGATATACCTGCAACAAAACCTACCGCATCTTTTGGTTCAACTACTTCATCACCTAGCATATATCCTTGGTCTATAGATATTATCCCCTCATAGTTGGCAGTGCTATAATTATAAACAACTGCCTGTACCTTTTTCCCAAGATTCTCCCTTTGATTCTCTATATAAGTCTTCACAACTGGTGCAACTGTTGCACTGTCAGTAGTCACTGCCATTACCTGCCAATTGTGTATGGATGCCTTTTTGAAAAATGCTTGGTAATGTGTTGTAGTAGGGCTTGTGCTCCCATCTGTTCCACCACTAAGTGCAGCACCTGTTGTTAAATCTGGTACAAGGTCAGGTTCTCCTGATAATGTAATCCACCCATTAGGAGTAAATTTACCTATCTCTCCTGCTACCTGTCTATCCTGTTCTATATCATCTACCAATGTGACTATCTCATACACACCCTGTGCGTTTTGCACTACAGCAACCTTTATGTCATTTCCAAGTGTACCCCTATGCGTAGCTGTTACCGTAATTTGAGCTGTTTCAGTACTATCAATCTGCACTGTTGCCCTTTCAGTGTTGTTTGCATTTAATTTACCAACTAAAACAGTGCTAGCATTCTTAAATGCCTCTCTAATTGGTATGATTCTAGGATCAGATACATCAATGCCTATAAGCTTTAATGTTTCCCCATTTACAAAATCCATAGCTGACACACGTATTAAATCTTCATTATTACCCCAAGGCAATACCATAGGCATTACTACAACACCTCTTGTTCCAATAGCTAAATTAGCTTGACGTACACCCTTAAACACCATATATGCTCCAGGGCGCACCTTATTCATTCCTGTCCATGTTCCTGCCATCTCTTTACTTCCTTTCTATTTTACTTTATTGTTAATTTCTAAATCATTCATTTCTTGCTTGTCTTCTAGTTTCTTAAGTCTTATGCGATAAGTCACATAAACTTGTAGCACTCCCTCAGTAACCTCATAACTCATTTGTTCACCTCTGATAGGTAAATCTAAGTATATATCCCTTAGATAATCAAGTAGCTGCACACCCATATCACAAAGTTTTTCATAGAGCCTCTTATCATCTCCCTCTACATGATATCTAATGTTCATCTGATAATCTCTTGAAACTGCTCCACGCATTAAGTTGGTTTGTGATACATCCATAGCCCAGATAAAAAAGCAAGGCTTTTCCATACCTTTTATGGTACGTTCTTTGTACATCCTAGGTTTAGTAATTCCAAGCTGTTCATGCATATATTCGATTCGTTTTGCTACTGCACTTTTTATACTCTCGCCATTTATACACTGCATTTAATCACTAACCCCCTTTGACTTCATGTAATCTTTAAACGCTTTGTTAAAACGTTGCGGTATTTTAGCCTCTACCTTTGCCATAGATATCCTCGCCATATGTTGCCCCGGTATCCACTTATCAGTTAACATCATGCCCGATTTATGGTCTGGTATATACTCAAACTGATTACCATTAAACTCTCCTGGTACAAACCTAGGTTTCTGGTGATACCCATCTTCTACAAAGCTTGCATATTCAGCGTTATTAAATAGTACAATGTACAGCTCATCACCATCTTGATGCACAGCACTTAACTCCCAATTTTTGCGTAAGAAACCAGTATTAGAGGGTGTCAAAAGCTTAGTATTCCTTAATACTCTAATACCCTCCCTAATTAAAAAATCCTTGACAAAATCATTAAAACCCTCTTGAACTCCTATGAAGCCATCTTTTAGTTTAAGCATTTGACTAATATCAAACTTTTTACCCATCATGCATCACCTACTTGTGTAAGTCCAATTTCCTTGTGACTTGGATATACTGTAGCAAGACTTGCAATGCCTTTGTATATATGCATTACCTCCCCAATATCACTTATTCTTCGTACAACTAGAGTATCTCCCTTTTCAATATCATGTTCTGGGGCACAAAATATCTTTAAGTCCATGTAAATAGGGTTGCTATCATCTTTGCCATTGTGAGATGCATCAGCCTTTTCGAAACTTATCCTACAAGGGATATCTTGAATAACCGGTACATCTTGCATCTCTAAGCCTGTAGTGCCATCATCATTTTCCACCTGCTCGTACCTAATCACGTCAAATCTGTCTGTGTACATAGTGCTATATATGTTTTTAACAAGTGATGTCATCATGTGCGTAACCTCCTAAAACTTTTAAGTTGTTGTCTGTAGTTCATAAGGAACTGGTCAAGGTTTGGTCTATGACTTTTCAAGGTAGTAGCTCTAGCACTGCCACTACCACCCTCTCCTAGACTAACCTGTGTATCGCCAATCTTAAGACTAGAAACATTATCCATGCTTACCTCTTCACCACTTGTATCTCTCTGGGATTCAATGTTGTACTTTATCAAGTCAACACACATATTAACCCACATGAAATTTAGTTCCTTAGGTACTGTTCTGATATTACAATAATTTAGTATGCACTGCTCTACTTCATCTACTGCCATTTGAACATAATCATATCCATTAGCTAAATCTCCTAATTTTACCTCTACCATTTCAAGCACATTCATTCTACATCACCTGCCTTAAGCTGTTACTAGACTATTTCACTTCTTGTTTCTGGCTCTTGCCATCTTTGCTGCCACCTCTGGCGTAGTATCTTCTGCCACCTCTGGCGTAGTATCTTCTGCCACCTCTGGCGTAGTATCTTCTTTAGCTTTACTATTATTCATAACATGTTCCCTAAGACGCTGTAATCGCCTTTCAGTTCCTTCTTTATTCATGCAATCCCTCCTTATGCTAGTTTGAATATAAACTTAACGATACGAATCGCTTTGTCTTCATACATCTTGTCCCAATTCGCCGCATCTTCAAGTTCTACAAGAGATGGGAATGTTTTAGCAACATTTAATTCTGTCCACTTTATCCCTCTTGGGTGTAGTAAGCTTATGCGTCTGTTAACAATAACATCTTCACCTGCAAGTGACATGCCCTCTCTCACTAATTCTGTTTGCTGAATACTAGCAGGAGAGCCATTCCCCCATGCTATAGCACCTTGTCCAAAGATATACATCACTGCCGATTTAGTGATTGAATCATATGCCATAGCATCATCAACTACTACCCTCTTGCCCATGAAGTATTTAAGTCTAAGTACTCCCTCTGAATCTGGTCTATACTCAATCAAATCATTCTTAACAAGGTGAGCCTCAACAATACTGTGCATCATAACACCAGTGAGTGAATCCTTGGCATCTCCCATAATCTGCCCTGCATCAACAAAGCTTGCACCATCAAGTATACTGGCATTTCCTGCTAGTCCTGTTATGTCAAATATCTTATTTGCCATGCTAGGAGATGCAAATACTCCATCTAACACTGACAATAATTGACTTTGATTATGTCTTACCCAATAAGCTGCAAACCTATCCGCTATGACTCTCATTGGGTCACTTCCTGCAAGTGCTGCGGATAAGGCATTAGCACCAAAAGACTTAGTCCACGCTGTCTTTTTAGCTATATCAGACTTAGCCTGAATCTTTCCTGGTACTGTATCGCCGGTGTCTTCCATTACCTCTGCATCACCAGACAAATCCTCCCAGTAAGGCATGTTAATAAGTGTGTTCGCTCCACTTGCTAAACTGTCGAACTCGCTTGTGTTTTCAGCAATTCCACTTTGTACTAACTCTGATAATTCCATAGTTCTTTGAACTGTGTAAGGTGTAAAAATTTCTGGTTGTATTACGTCTTGTAATCTTGTAATCGGCATATATTATCCCTCTCTTTCTTATTGTACTGAAGCTTTAAGCCTCACTGCTAGTTCAGGGTCATCTCTCATTATTTTGCCCTGCTCTGTTAAGTTAAAATGTTCTTTGCTCCAAGGGTTCTTCTCTGTTCCAAGGGTACTCCTCCCACCTTTTATAGGGTCTTTCCCTGTAACAGGTGGAGTGAATAAGTCTTTGTAGTTTTCCTTGATACTGGTCAACTGCTCAGCAATACCAAGCACTGTTCCATCTTCTGAAATACTAAGTTTTGTTTTATCAAACTTAGTTGCTAATAACTCTGGATACTTAGTGTCAGTAAGCTTTGAAGTTATTGCCGCCTCAATACTCATATCCTTGATTTTAGTTTCATGGTCAGATTTCATAGTCGCTATAGTTGCCTCATGGGTCTTGATTGTTGCTTGAAGAGTTTCATTTGTAGCGTTGTCAGCCTTTAGAGTCTTAATAATGCTATTAGCCTTTGAAAGATTGTCCTCTAAGTCCTCTTTTTGTAGCTTAAGCTTGTTATACCGCTCCTCAATCTTTTCTTCCTTAGTGATAAACAGCTTATGCGACCCCATATCCACTATAATCTCATTAATCTGCTCATCTGTTAACCCTCTTGCTTTTAATAGTTCTTTAAAATTCATGTTCCTACCTACCTTTCAAAAATTTACGGTTTTATACGAGTTTCCATCTCAAATTTCTTTTACAGTGTTATTCTTTTACGTCTGCAACCTGTAAAAAGACATAAAAAGAACACCCAAGGCTATAAGGTGCTCAATTAGTTTTTTGTTATTAAATTAGTAATATGCATCAGAGTCTGACAATTCATACTATGCCACCTCGATAATTTTATATGTGACATGATACCCCTTTACCTGCTCATCTGTTTGCTTATACTGTATAGTAGGTGGGTAGTCATTATCTGATATCCAATTTGAAATTCTATCAATCACTGTTTCAGCATACTTCCTTACTGTTCCTTGCCAACCCTCTTTTGACTCATAAGTCTCAACATATTCATTGTCAGCTATATCAATTCTTCTAATAATCTCATTAACTGCTTTACCTGCAGGCTTTCCAGATGATTTTACATATATGCCTACTCTCCTAGCAATATGCACAGTGTCAAAGTATTGCTTATCTGCCTCAATATCAATTGGTATATCTACGCCTGCTTTTTCATACAATGATTTAGCTGTAAGCAACTGTATTTGGCTATTGCAACCAGCTTTTTCTAACAATGGTGTAAGAATCTTAACTGCATTATTTATACTTGCTAATCGTTCAGCACTAGCCTTTGATTTTGGTGTTTCATAACTTCCTGTTTTTCTTATGTTTGGAAGTACTTCACTTGTAACCCAACGTTTGAACTTCTTTGCGTTTTCTAACTTACTTCCTAGTATTAAAGAATATAGTCCCGACTCATTGATTATAGTCACATTTCTTTTTTGACCTGAGGTGGTGATTTGCCACCCCAGCTTATCATCGTCATCTACATGTTGTTTTAAAGCATTAATACTATCTTTGTACCCTAAAGCCGCTGCTACATCTTTCCCTACAAAATAAATCTCACTATCTAATTTTACAGTTCTTACTTGTCCAAATTCCTCATTATTAAACACTGTTAAATCACTCATTTTAATTCTCCTATTCTTTTTAACATAAATTTTTATCTTAGCTATTTAGAAACTTAAAAAAGATGCAGCATTTCGCTACATCTCACAACATGTATGGCGAGGTTAGGAGCATACCCCAACAGTACTTCTCGCCTGTATTCAATTTTTCGCATCAAGCACCTCACTTTAAATTTATGCATAAAAAGAACACCTATCGTTTTGATAGGTGTTTAATTTGGTCTTGCCTGCTCGACAGAATGCGAATGGGCATCTGTGAGCTATGTTATAACCCCTCTCTGACCTCGCCAGTGAGCCGTGTAGCGATTTAAATGGCTTAAGGGTAGAATTGTTGGGCATTCGTTAAAATGTCGCTGTGTGGTGGTGTTTTAATACATTATAAGCCCACCTCTAAGATATCGTTCTAAAATCTTTAGCTCATTAAGCTCTGTCAATTTTTTAACCACTACCTTTTTATGTGCAAGAAACTTCTTGTCTTCATCATGTTTAAAAGCTGCAAAAACTGCATCTCTATTTTCTAGATTGTAAAAATCATCATCTGGAATATAAGCAGATACATCTTTTTCACCGTATAAAGTTAATCCATCAATTATAAAAGCCATTATTTTATTCCCTCCTCTATCATGGCGTTAATCAATACTTGTGGGAAAACCATCTGTTCATTACTACTTAATTGTGATAATGATTCTCCATTCTCCATCTTTCCAATCGCTGATATTACATCTTGTTGCATTGCACTATGATAATTGGAAATGAATCTTCTCCGAATATTTTTTCATACTGTCTTTCAGCAGTGTAATACTCAATCACATTATCTGCTGTGTTGTCCAATAAACCCATAGGCATATTTTAATCCTCCTCGTTTTTTAATATCCCCATCATAGTTTCGTAGCTATTGTCTATCCCCGAAAAAATCTTTCCAATATGGGTTCTCCACATCAAATAATTCTTTTTGTTCAGCAGTTAAGCAGTCTGGATAGTCCTCAAACATGTTAAATATCTCCTTTTTATCAAAGCTGAATAGCCACACACCTATCTGGTCTGTATTGTCGACCCAAAAAATCTTATCATTTTCGTTATTTTTATAAAATCTATTTGATTTCACCTTTCGCTCCTTTCTCCTGTTCTCCTGTTGATGTGTTGATGTATCCTAGTAAAATTTGCAAATCTTCTGAGTTCTTGAACTCTTCTACATCAAGCATAAACCCTGACACATCATACCCTTTACCACTACTCCTTGGACATCCGAATCTAGTTTTCAATGTATATCTAGGGTTTCCGTCAAAATTCGTCCAACCACTCTTTGTTTCTGATTGTAATTCTAAATATTGGAGTGTGCCATCATCAGTTCTTTTCACTATTGATGCATGCCTACCTACTACAAGATAGTACTCTTTTCCAATTTCTATTCTTTTCAATAGCTTGTTCCCTGCGGTTATATAGGATTTTGCAGTTTCAAATACGGCATTGCTATCAGAAAATTTCGCCAATTCTTTCAAGTTGAGTCTTTGTGAAAAGAACCCTTGGCTCTCTCCTCCCCTAAAATCAATGACGTTCATTCCACCTTTTTGCCCTATATACGCAAGCCCCACAGAGGCACAAGAGCCTTTAGTTCTATCACCACCTGACAAAACATCTATGATTTCGTTCTCAGACAAAGGGGCACTGTGCTTAGGTACTTCGTTGTAATCAACCCCGATTTTATCAAGGTTTTCAACCAATGATTTTAACTTCTCATTAGAATTCATTCTATCTTCTTTCATATTACTACTTCCGCCGCCACTTTGCAAACTTGAACTACCATTTTGCAAACTTGATTTATCAGTTTTCACATCTTCAACATACCGCTCATACCACTCTTTATAATCCATATCCGCAGAAACCTTAATAGTCTTACCTGTTTCGGGGTCTCTTGCTGCTCTTTCCCACTCGCCATCATCATCGTCAAACTCATCATCAAATATAAATGGCACTGTGGTTGTTCTGCAAAATGGGTGAAATGGCGGATAGTTAACCCCTGTTACTGCCTTATCAGTATCATACACCTTTCCGTCTTGGTGTTGGCATATCTTAGATGTCCTAGTGTCTAATGTGGCTAGTATCTCATACTTCTCACTACCAAACCCTTTATAACTCTCTAGTGTGGCTTGCTCAATCATAAAACTAGCCTCTGTGTGTAACAGCCTGTAAGCCTCAAACCCCCTATTGCTAAAATGCTTAGCGAAATCCCTGTACAACGTTCTTGGGTTCTTACCTTGAACCATTACAGTAGTTAACGAACTCATCAGCTTATCTTGCATAAAGCCTTTCTGTGTCCATAGCCTCTGTGAGTAGTTCTTACCATCAAATGGATACGATATCAGTATATCAAGTTTTCTAGGACTTATCTGTGCAAACTCATGGTGGAAACCCCTGTATATGTCCATATTGTACCATGTGCGGTTGTAGCTGTCCATGCCTATCTCTTTTAACTTCTCACTGCCTTTATACTCATATTCTGCTTTGTACAAGTTCTGGAGTACTGCATCGATCTGTTTTTCTAGTGCCTCATACCTTGTTATCCTAGCTTTGATGGACATATTCTCTAATTCTTGATTATAAGTGCCAAGATTAGCATTAACTTTGTCTATATAGTCTTGTAGTTCTCCAATCTCCGCCTGACTCAAACGCTTTTGTGCCTCTGCAAATGTGACACCGTTTCCTTGCGCATACTTTCCTTGGAACTGGTCTATTACTGACCATATATCTCTCTTTGATGTTTCAAATGCCTTTTTCAGTTCTTTGAAATATTCATCTATAGTCTGTTCGCCGGCAAGATACGTTTTTTCTTGCCTGTCCTCCCAATAACTCACTGATATTCACCACCTTATGGGTTATTCTTATTGTTTAGATTGTCTTAATTAGTGCCACCATCTTCACCGCTACTATTTTTATCTTTAAAGAACTTTTCATCATCTGCCAATGAGTTCTCACTCTCGACTTGCTTAATCTCTTCGTCAACATCAGTTGTCCATGGGTGATTCTCAATTATAGTCTTATCAGATATTAGACCCTTACTGTTTTGGCAATCAGTAATACTCTGGCTCTCGTTTATTGATATATCCCTGTTAAACACTATGCTAACCTCTGACATATCCTCTGCACCCATACCTGTTAACTCCAAATACTTGTTAACAAAGTACAGCAGTATCCCAAAGCCCTCTGCAAACGCATTCTCCATTCTGTTACACTTTAAGTCTAGTCCACTGTATATAAACTTCAGTGCTACACCACTAGGGCTGTTGCCTAATTTATCTGAATTCTTGTCTACACCTTGTCCAAAGTCAAATATATCTTTCTTAAGAGCCTCATAGTGTGATTTAGCTGATTCAATGTTAAGGTTAGGGTTATATGCCTCAAATCCGCCATCTTCATCAAGGGATATTGCTCTAAAATAACTTAAATCTCTCATGAATTCACTTAAATCTTGACCACCATAGCCTTTTAGCCCAAAGATAACTGACTTGACCTCATCAAGCGTATTAGCTATGTCACTTCGTGCTATATCATACTCATCTACAATAGTTTTGACAAATTGCAAGTCTGGCTTTTCAAAGTCATTGTTCTTAAATGGCACAAAAGGAACTGCTCCCCATGTCCCTGCCTCTCTAAACTTGCCTACTTGAAAGTGTTCTACAAACTCGTTTTCTTCTGAACCTGTACTGTTTAGATATCTCTCTGCATCAAGCACTAGGTTCTCACCTGCATTAACATAAAATGCTACACCATCAGAAGTCCAATACTCTACTTTAGTTACAGTTGATTGCTCATTCCCCTCTACGACTTCGACATCATAGAACCATATCATTGCCTGAAGTTCTTCATGTTCACTATCAGCCCATAGCGGTATGCATTGCTCTGATGGGATTACACGAGTTTTAAACTCTCCGTCTGGGCTTATGTATGGGTGTAGCCATGCAATCCCTTTATTCGATGCCTCAACGCCTAATCTGGTCATGCGTTTAGCTTGGAACTTCTTGCCTAGCACCTCATTAATGCTATCTATGCATTTACTGCCCTCTTTGATGTGCGATATTGAGTAGGGTTTAGCTAATAAGTAGTTTATTTTGTCCTCTATAAGTACATACATGTAGCCGTGAGCCAATTTATGATTAGGCTTTGCTTCATCTGTTACTTTTATGGGCGTACCGCCTCTGTCCTCATACCTGTACATCTCTCTTTCATTTATCCTCGTATTCTCAACCAGATAGTACTTTTCTCCATCTTCCATCAACTTACGTTCTGGAGATGCCATAAATTCATCCATGTATATCTTTATAAGTTCAGCAGTACTTATCTGCCCTATATTGTTAAATATCACCTTAATACCCTCATACCTTTCTTTATTTTGATTACTGTCATGCAAAAATAGCGTACAGAATCCATTGCATGATCCCACTGCTTTAATGGTTTGTCCTCACCTCTATCTACTGCCTTACTATCCCATGAGTAGGAGGCAAACTCCTGTATGGTGTTTTTGCAGTCCTTAGAAAAATATATCTTACGCATATTAAGCAAAGTAGCTACTAAGCGTATGCCATCTGCTACATCATTCTTAGCTTTCTTGACTTTATACCCATCTTTTTCTAGTTGTGCCTTAAAACTTGCAGCAGATGGGTCTAAAATTACTGACATTACGTTTTTCTCACCTAACCACTTAGTCAAATCGGTTGCATACTCTGCATCGGTCTTTTGCACCTGCTTATCTCTGCCTGAATAGTAATACTCTCTTGTGCATATGAATTCGCCTTGACTTGTTTCCTCCCAAAGAAGAAACACCATAGCATTTTGTGTTCCATAATCCACACTTACATAGTTCCTGCCTGTGTAATTAAGCTGTTCTATCTCTGCTTGTGACTTAGTATTATCCTCTTCACTGAACATGTCATATATAACACCCTCTGCCATAGCCCATAAACCCAAAATATATCGCTTGAAGAACACACCCACATACATTGAGCGGTATCTAGCTTTAATATTCTCTGCTAGACTTAGATTATCCTCCATAGTGAAATGCAGATATAACAACCTCTTATCTTTCGCCCTATCTATCCAATTAACCTTAAACCAATGATATGGGCCATCTGGGTTACAGTTAAACCAGAACTTACTCCCCTCAACTGAACAACGTCCTGTAGCTTGATTAACAAAGCTTTCTGGCATAAGAGCCACTTCATCAAAAAAGCATCCTGCCAATGTTATGCCCTGAATCAAGTCCTGTGACCGTTCATCTTTCCCACCAAATATATAAAAATAGTTCTCTGTACCATTACGTTGCACAACAATCATATTGTCGGCTCTTCTGTCTGTTACGTGATACCCTCTTGATTTAAGCATTAACTTAAGCCAAAATAGCACATTACGTCTAAATGAGCCTATTGTCTTACCACACATTCCCATATTCTGTCCTGAAAATGAATCCATAGCCCACATTACGTATGACAATGACATACTCAATGTCTTTCCAGAACGAATAGCACCATCAGCTATTATTCCCTCTTTACTTCTAACTGGTGACATATCACACCACCAATTTAGAATCATGCGTTGTTTCTTAGAAAACGGTTCAAATTTAAAAAACTGTTTAACTTTATTCAGCACTATCACCCCAATCACTTTTTGCAGAGGCTTTGATAGCCTCAATAAATCCATCATCTTCCACTCCGTTTTCATTGTTCGCACTAATCTTCATCACCTCATATTGCTTAATTAAACTTCTTAATTCTGCAAACGCACGTGATTGAGCCTTAAGAAAGTTCGCTTGCTTATCCCATGCCTGTTGGTATTCATACGCAATAAGTTTCTCTCCATCAGCCGTAACTGTTGTAGTACAGTCCTCTTTATCCCTTACATGCATAATCTGCTGTGCTCTGATAATAGCAGCGTATTGTATTCTTATGTTCTCCACAATTATATCTATTGGTGCTTTATGCTCTATGTCATGTATGATGTCTATTGTTTCTGCTGGTAGGTACTTTGAGTAGAACCCATTCTTTTCTGCTCTTTTATTCCCTACTGGTGCACCCTTTGAATTTTTATTACCCGGTTGTGCACCTCGTTTCCTTGGCGAACGTTCGCTTTTACTGTCAGAACGTTCACCACCCCACTTATACGTGCATTTCCACCTTCTAACCGTTCCTGATGGGAGGTCTAGCTGATTTGCTATATCTATTAATTTGACACCTTTATCAAATAGTGCCTTTGCATCTTTTATCTTTTCATTTGGTGCTTGTGGCAACCTCACCACCTCTCAATCATCTCTTACTTTTCTTTTTGCGTATTAAAAAACCCACCTGCGTTAACAGATGGGAATGTTAAGGTATAGCCTTGTATCGCCATAACCTCCTAATGTGGCTTTTGTTTTCGTGTTAAACCACCAACACCATTTAACTGCTAGGCTGTTACACCTAGCAATCATCTATTGATTCTTACGGAGGAGAATTCAGCCAGCCTACAAATCCAAAAAGGCTTAATAGCATATTAGCACACTTCAAGCGAACATAACCGTCGTTTTTAAAATTTCTCTAAAAATCTTTCAACTTTCATTCTGCAACTGTCCTGCGTATATGTTTTTCCAGAGAACAGGCTGTTCATTCTGTGCGCCACCTTTATCCAGTTATCGCCATCCATGTAATAACATCTAAACATAGTCCTAATCTCTGAATTCTCCACGCCATTTATAAACTCCTCCGCCTCTATCGTCAGTTTCGTTAGTTTCTTTTCTGACTCCTCTAGTAGTTCTTTTTGCTGATTAAGTAATTTAGTTTTAGCCTTGTATGCAGGTAGTGGAAAGCCTTTGACAGTTATAAGCCCCTGTGAGTAATCTTCTCTTGAACCTTTAACAACATCCGACACTATATCAAGATTACCAATCTGTCGTTCAAGTTTTTTTATTCTACTGCGTATATCCTTGATTTCTGCTTTCATAGCTATATTCTGAATTAATATATTCTTGTCCACCAGACTTTCCCTCCCTAACTTGATATTAATCTTGTTAAAATGCTAGCAGTCAGTGCCACCACATATATTACAAGCCAAAAAACTTTCTCCTCTGCTTTTCTTGCAGATACACTATACACATACATTAAACTTGATATCATCATTAAAGCATTATAGAACATTTCTCCACTCTCCTTAATCTATCTTTTCCCAACTAACCTCAATAAGTCATTAGCCCATTCAATCATTTCTCGTTCTATTTCGTCCTCTGTTAGATTGTCGGATAATTCAATTTCATCTTCGTGATAAATG